CCACTATTACCATCACAAGTAGTACAGGAATCTCATTATATTCAAAGTTTTACGGTCTAGGTTCTAAAAATGCTGCAGATGGCAATAGTGCTTATAATCCAAACTGGCAGAGTGTTGATACACAACAAAGATTTAATAGTCCTTACGATCTAGCTAACATGGGTAATTTTACCATGAGTATCACAGGTATGGATGCTGGCTTCTGGGGAGGCAATTACGGTCCTAATGTACGTAATGCATATTCTAAACCAGTATACTCAATGGATCAATGTACTTCTAATCCGTTAAGCAGTCCTAGCTGTGATGGCTACCAAGCAGCTTATCAAGAACAGCAATGCTCGATCAATCCACTATACAGTCCTAGTTGTTCTGGATATCAACAGGCTTATTATACACAACAGTGTAATATAAACCCTCTATATGACTCCAGCTGTCCTGGATACACAACAGCATACTACAACCAGCAGTGTTCCTTAGACCCATTATATGATCGTGGATGTTCTGGATATAATTCAGCATATATTAAAACCAAAGCCAGTACTGATTCTTCTAAGGATATGCAGCAAGAAATAAAAGATAGTGAAGTGAGTAAGGCTATCACACCTCCATCAACAACATCTCCAACTTCAGTAACTTCTTTGATTAGAGAACCAAATCCGGAAACTCGTATTCCTCCTAAAGAAGAAAAGAAGGTTGAGCGAGTATCTAACCCTGAGATAAGAGAGTTACCTAAAGAGGAGAAGAAAGAAGTACAAACTCCTAAAAAGACTGCAGATGCCAAACGTCGAGCTGAAGAGGCAATGAAAGCAGCAGCAAAAGCAAGTACTCCTAAAGAAGTAGTTGCAGCCCAGACAGCTATAGTAGGTGGTATGGGTTTACTACCTGGCTTTGAGAATTATCAGAACAATAGCATATTAGATGCTCAGTTCTATAAATCAAAAGAAATATATTCAAATCAAAAGACAGTTGATAACCGTAATGCTCAAAGGTTCCTAAGCGGTGCTAATGATGTTCGCCATCAACTAATGGTGGAAGAACAGTATAGACAATAATGGATCCTATATCTGCCTTTGCAGCTGCTCAGACAGCTCTTGCAATGATTCGCAAGGGAGTAGAGTTCTATAAAGAGTGTAAAAAAGCAAACGCAGATGTAACAGAAATAACAACTGAAGTATCAACATGGATTGGTAAGTTCATGGACCACAAAGAGGTGGTCTCGGAAGCAGCTCGCAAAGCAAAAGCAGCATCTGAAACGCCTCCTGATCCAGGAAAGGCATCATCTCTAAACACTCAGGCTATCAATAATGTGATGATGGAGATCCAGTTAGAGAGTGCAGAAAAAGAATTACGTGAGATGTTAATATATCAGACACCAGGTCTAGGAGCAGTGTGGACTAGGTTTCAAAAAGAACGAGAAAGACTACTAGCTGTTCACAAGAAACAAAGAGAAGCTGCTGAAGAGCAAGAACGAGTAGAAAGAATACTTGCAGCAGATAGAGCAAGAGCACGCAAGCTGCAAATAAAAAAGTTATGGGACGATTTGCATTGGGTTGTCATGATCATTACATTGGTTGTATTCTACGCAGGTTGTTTATATTTTGTAGTCCAGGATAGGATCAAGTATAGTCCACATATGGGTACTTGCTTCATTCCAAAAGGATCACCAGGGTATAGATCTTACAGTGACCTACGTTGGGTAGATTGTGATAATTAAAAACTAAACTAGGAGAGAAGTAAAATGGCCGATAAGGACATCAAAGAAGAAGTTAAAAAAGGATACGAGCTGAGTATTGCTGGTTTCAAATTAAAGTTAAACAACACTATTCTAGCTGTTGCAATTCCTGTTATCACAACCGTTGGTGGTGCTATGTGGGGTGCTTTTGAGTTCTACAAAGACTACATGGATATGCGTGAGAAGATTGCTAAGTATGTTGCACCTGATCTATCAGAGTTTGATAAGCGTTTATCTGTTATTGAAGAAAACAGTCAAAAGACTGCTGACTACACTCGTGATATCAAGAATGATCTCAAAGAAGATATCCGTCGTGTAGAGGCTGTTGCTGAGCAGGTAGAAAGAGGTTCAAAGCAATCTCAGCGTGAGACTGAGAGTGAAGTAAAGGCCATCAGAAACAATATTAACAGCACTCTTGAAAAGAACCGTGACGATATGGATAAGATCAAAGCTAACGTTGATAATAAGTTAGACAAGGTTAACAGAGATGTTGATCACAAGATCGATAAGATCCAAAAAGATCTTGACAAGAAGATTCAGAATGCTTTAGATAATCCTCTTGCTAAGTAATAAGCCCATCTTCAAACAATAATTTAGTTATACTATCACCAAACTCAGCCTTCTTCATATTAGTCGGCTGAGTTTCCTTTTTGGGATAACATATGATGTTAGTCTCATATCTTCTATCTAGGGAATCAGCTGTTGGTACATAGCCGGCTTCCTCCCATATATTCACAGTCTGTTTATTGAAGTTGTTTGGATTAAACTTGGTATATCCGTGCCAATAGGGAATATAATCAAGCCTCTTTAACTGCTCTAATAACTCATCATCGCCTTCTTTATTATTAAATTCTATATACAATAAAGGCTTATGTTGTTTGAGAAGTTTCTTAGCACCATCAAGTACAGTACTCTCATATCCTTCTACGTCCATCTTGACCATATGAAAACGATCAAGATATAAGTATTCATCTAAAGGGACAACATCTGTCTTAATACCAATCTCTGTCTCGTTATTGACCTTGAACATCCCAAAATTAACCTTCTCTCCTTCGAATGGATTAATATTAACCATCCTCATTTGATCTCGTTTATTTCCACAAGCTGCATGAACTGGAAGTACGTTGTAACATCCATTAACAATCATATTCATGCATAGTATCTCATGAATGTATATCTGAGGTTCAATGGCTACTATATTACCCTCACGACACCTCTTAGAGAAATAGAGAGAGTGTGTACCAATATTAGCTCCCACATCAAGTACATTACTAGTCTCTGTTAGAATAGTATCAAAGAGATCCATCTCTTGCTGCGCCCACTCACCAAAGTGATGAACACATGATCCAATAGGATCATCATTGCGGAAAAAGAATAGTCTGCCGTATCTTGAATCGGCTTGGGCCAAATTATTTTGCATAATATACTTTGTTGGTTGCGCAGCTAGGATTCGCACCTAGAACTGAGGATTATGAGTCCTCTGTGATACTGTTTCACTACCGCGCGTCTGATAGTTTTAAATGTTTTCTGTGAACTTTACACATTACCCATGAATTATAGAACAGTTCTGGATAAAAGAGAACATTTTCTTGAAATTGTTGCATAGCTTCATAGTAACTACACTCACCTTTTGTTTTGCACAGGTATAGTATAGTTCTGGTAAAGTTATCATTTCCATGAAGCTCAACATCTTTCTTAAGCTCTTCATTAGAACCGTAATATTCTTTCCAGTCTGACTCTGCTTTGTACTTCTTTTTCTTACCTTTTACTTGGCGTTGCTTCTGTGAGTAGAAAAACTTCTTACCAATATACTGTCTACCAGATAAAATATTAGTAATATTATACACAAACCCATAATATCCTTCCGGTATCTCTGACAGGACTTGCTGCTGATAAACCCAGTCCATTAAAGATTATCATCATCATAAAACTCTTCGTCAAGGTCTGTGTCCATTACAGAACCACAATAAGGACAAAAGGTAATTTCTTCATCTATATTGAAACCATCTACCTGGAATTCGGAATCACAGGTTCTGCAAACCTTAGGATTAATCTCGTCCCCAATCATACTCTCTCCTAAATTGAATCTTTACATACTGCATTATAAACTTCGTTCCTTGATGTATTAGGAACATTCATGTTAGTTATATATGTTCCCCAATCATGAGTCTGGTGAAATAAAACAACTTCCTTACTACTAGCATAGAAGTCGCCCATTAGATACAATTCTGCTGTGTCGCAATTCAATATACCATAAGAATACATCTTCTTTACTCCTCCAGCCATATAGGAGTATGTTTGTTCTTTGTGAAAAATAGACATTCCGTGGAATGTATGAACTCTCTTACTCTTATCCTTTAATAACTCCACAGGAACATACACATCATAGTTTGCTGTTTTTGTTATTAACTTCCAATCACTCTGGTTGTAAATAATAGCAGGCTTACCATCTTTATCTTTGATTATATCAATATCAAAGTTGTTTTCTGCAAGTACCGAAGTTGAAACGAATAATGCAATAGCTATTAATAGTTGTCTCATTTTTATACTCCTTGTTGGAGTAAGTATATAGTTATTTTGGAATTTCCTTGACTGGTTCCGATGATATTATATACTTAATAATTAAACCTGCAGGATCTACCTCGTACCATTTCTTACTACAGGTATAATATCCTGGATACGCGTGGTGAGTGTTGTGGAAAGGACTTCCAGCCAAAGGTACCAACCACAAGGAGTTGCGTGAGTTATCTCCAGTAGCGTGATCAACATATCCATACCTATGAGCTATTATATTGGTAAAAATACTAATAAGATGGAAGTTGAGTACGGCTGATAGTAAAAGTACATACACAACAAACTTCAGACTTATTAATGAAACGACAGCTAATGACGTCCAGTAAATTAAGAAGAAGTACTTATCAGTAAATTGCATCAACTTGTTATCAGCACATCTTCTGATAGTCTTTACATCAGGTTTGATACTATGACCTTTTTTGAACGGTCCTAACCATAACCATGTACCTAAGAAATCGTATGATGGGTGTGGGTCCTTTTCTGTATCGGAATATTTGTGATGTGTGCTATGTACAGACGCCCATAATGTGTATGAGCCTTGTAGATTAAACATTGTCAAAAAGTGAAGAAACACCTCCACAGTACGATTCATCTTAAACGACTGATGAGTAATATATCGATGGAGGTATACTTCTAAACCCACAATACCAAGTACATTGGTTGCAATAACCGTATATAACAGCCATGATGGATCCCACATATAATACAAACCTACAATGAGTAGAATATGTGCTACCATCAAGTTGTATACAATGTTACGATAATGTTGCACAATTAATCCTTAGCCCAAACATCATCCCATGTACCACTCAGTGCTCCTTTAGCATAGTCAGTTGCTCTATTCTCAAAGAAGTTAGTATGCGTTGGTGCATTAATCATTTCCTCGACCCATGGTAATGGATTCTTCTTTACTTTAAAGATACCTTTCAAGCCCAACGAAATAAGGCGACGATCGCAGATGTAACGAATATAACGCTTAACATCATCGGAACTAAGACCTTCCATTGCACCCATTGAGAAAGATAAGTCAATAAACTTATCTTCAAGCTCGACCATCTTTTCTGCAATTGAATAAATTTCTGATTTAAGTTCATCTTTCCATATATCCCTATTCTCTTCCACATAGGTCCGAAATAGTCTAATCATGGACTCTGCGTGTTGTGTTTCATCTACGATGGACCAAGTGATGATCTGACCCATCCCCTTCATCTTTCCATGACGCGGAAAGTTAAGTAGCATGATAAACGAACTAAACAACTGCATACCTTCTGTAAAGGCACTAAACGCTGCAATCTGTTGTGCAATTGTAGATGCATCCTGACCAGCTATAGATAAGAAGTAGTCGTGCTTTGCTCTCATCTCATCATACTGAAAGAACTCATTATACGTAGACTCTGGCATGCCAAGAGTCTCAATCAAATGACTGTAAGCAGCAACGTGTAATGCTTCTCTTGCTGCAAAACCCATCAACATCATTCTAACCTCTGGTTGAGGAAAGTATGGTAGATAGTTGTTAACATATCCACCAGCTACATCTACGTCACCTTGTGTAAAGAATCGTAAGATGTTTGTTAAGAAATGTTTCTCATTATCGTTTAGTTTATTCTTCCAATCCTTTACATCTTCTATCATTGGTACTTCTGTATGCATCCAGTGAGACTGCTCATGCTTTAGCCAAGCATCATATGCCCAAGGATAGTGAAACGGTTTAAAGAAGTTACGTTCATCTGTCAGTTTTAGTTTTTGTTGCTTAATCATCTGCTTTTTTTACCTTATTGGCCAGTGTTTGTTATATTTTTCGTAGTAAAACATATTTTCTTGCTTATCATCATCATAGTACTCAGCAACATAGTCAGACTTAACTCTTGAATTAATATTCTCAACCATTGTTACTAGTGTTATATCTTTCCTATTGTATCTGAAGTCGTCTTGTAATACGTTTAGCATCCACTCCCAATTACCACCTCGAATAATACATGCTTCAACTAGTATCAGCTTTTTAAACTTAGTGATGTCTATATATTGAGATCTCATCTTGTCAATATAGTATTGAGAGTCTTCATCTGGATATGTTACATCCACAGGTATAATACTAAGTGCGTCTCCATCTCTTGACCACGCGTGAGCAAGATGCATTGCTACGGTTGCTGAGTAGTCGGGTGATGCCATTATAACAGCTGTATCACTAGGATCAAAGGATGAGGAGTCAACAATAGTTTCTAATCGTTGAATAAGTTCCCACTCCTTTTCCCTTGTTACAAAATGTAGAGGTCTTCTATTCATGCTCTACTACCCTTCTCTAACATTAGGATTACTTGTTTAGTATAGTTTATTTCTTTAAGTGTGTGCTCCATAGTTGCGTATAGAGTCATCAGTCTACTTCTCTGTATCTCTATCTCAACATCAGTCTCTTCCTTTTTAGGAGGTGTGGGGAAGTTGATTATATCAGCCATGATTGATATCACTTTTCACAGGTACGTGTTCTAGTCACTGTACCATCTGGATTTTTAACTTCCTCCCAAGCCGTACAAACTTGTTTATCTACCTTCTTTTCCATAGTTGCTGGTTTTTCAAATACAGGTTCAATAATAAAATAATTTGCACCCCACCAACCAAAGGCACTAACGAAGCCGTATAATAACATTTCAGCCATTCTATTTCTCCATCAACTCGTTTACAAAGTCTAATAGTAGTTTATGCTGTACACCTCCATGATAGTGATCCTTCATCCAACTATGATATGTGTACCATATAGGTGTACTCTCAGGATGACACCCTATTATTCCAATGTTCTTTTGTATGATAGCCATTGGATCGCCATTACTATATCTTGCAATAGTTTCAAATTTAGTCTCATCTCCAGCTAATGCACAACCGTCAAAGAAAAACATCTTATGTGCTTCGCCTTTCCATGTTATTGGCATAGCCTTTGCATGTGGTCGTTTCGTATCTGCATTAGGTCGTATTATATACTGGACAGCATCCACGTCTTCTAAAATATTGAAGTAGTGTGATCCTGCCCAGTATGCACCCATACAAATACCAAGATACTTACCACCATTATTCAGAAAATCATATATCTTTGTTCCGTTATTGTTGAACAGTTGATGCCATGATTCTGAATCTCCTTCTCCTCCAGGAAAGGCAACAATATCAACATCATCAAAGAAGTCTTTTTCTACTTTATGTTTGGTAAATATTTTAAACGTGTATTCGTCAGACAGAGCTTCAATTATACCATTACCACATTGTATGGAACATCTGGGGTGATGCAAAAAAAGAGCTATCTTACGTTTCATTCTATCCCTCACACGCAAGACAGACATCTTCGGTTGCTAATGCTATTAGATCAATCTCCTCGATAACCTGACGCTCAATCTTCTTAGATACCTTGTCAGCCTTACCGATCTTTTCTGAACGACAATAATATAAACTCTTTAATCCTTGCTTCCATGCTTGGAAGTGTACTGCGTGTAGATACTTAACATTTACATCTGGTCTAAAGAACAGATTGAGAGACTGAGCTTGATCTATGTACTCTTGTCGATCTGCAGCATGCTGTACCAACCAACGTTGGTCAATCTCCATACTTGTCTTGAAGACATCCTTGGTCCATTCATCCATCCATTCCAGATGCTGGACGGAACCGTCATTTGCAATAATACTTGACCATATTTCATCGCTATCTAATTCCTTATCAAGGTCACATGCCTGTTTAATAATTCTATCTAAGTGTTTGTTCTTGTTGAGCGAAGAGCCTGATAACGTATCTTGTCTGTATGCATTTGCTCGAAATGGCTCAATACTAGGAGAAGTGTTACCCATGATGATAGAACTGCTAGCATTGGGTGCAATAGCCATGAGATGGCTGAAGCGAAAACCAGTACCTGTAGCATCCGGCGCTTCACCACGTTCTTGTCCAAGTTGGAGATTAGCTTCATTGAGTTTACTCCTTATGTGTTTAAACATTTGTTTATTACGACCTACCGCCATGGAAGATTCCCAAGGTAGATTATTCTTCTGTAGATAAGCGTGATAACCAAGAGCGCCCACACCAATGCTGCGCTCTTGGCTAGCAGAGTATACGGCTCTTGCGACACCATGAGGAGCGTTGTCAATAAAGTACTGCAGTACGTTATCAAGCATCTCCGCGATGTCCCGTAGAAAAAGTTCATTATCTTTCCAATCATCATAATACTCCAAGTTAACTGACGACAGACAGCATACAGCTGTTCTGTCTTTATCGGTTGGTAAAATAATCTCAGAACATAGATTAGATTGTCTAACCTTTAGTCCCTTATCTTTCAAGTGCTTTGGAAGATGTTTGTTACTTGTATCAATAAAATGTAAGTATGGTTCACCAGTCTGCATTCTAAGTTCCAGAATATGTTGCCACAAAGCTCTTGCAGATACTACTTCGCGAACCTTACCGTCGTGTGGATCAACCAGTTCCCAACTATCATCCTTGTTAGGATCAATCATACACGCTTCAATCAGGTGCATGAACTTATCACTAACATTGAGTCCGTGATGTAAGTTCAATGCTCTCATATTAGGATCCCCAGTAGGCTTACGCATATCCAGAAACATAGATATATCGGGATGATCAATATCAAGGTAAGCAGCATAACTACCGCGACGAGTACGACCTTGACGATAAGCAAGGCTACTAGCATCATAGATCCTAAGGTGAGGCATGACACCAGTAGACTTATCATCAGCAGAGCGAATACCAAATCCAACACCTACACCACCTCCAAGCATTGAGAGCCAATTTGTTTCTGAGAGGTTATCAACAAGACCAGCTGAGCTATCATGTATGTAATTAAGAAAACAGGATATAGGTAGACCCTTTTGTGTTCTTCCAAATGAAAGGATGGGAGTAGAGTAAGACAACCAGTGTTTAGATGAGTAGTCATATAATCGTTGTGCGTGATCTTGATTTGATGCAAACGTACTTGATACAAATGCAAACCTCTCTTGTGGTGATGTTTCTGAGTCTAGCATATACGACTCTTTTAATCTTTTTAATCCGTGTTCGTCAAACAAACTATCTCTACTTGTGTCTATCTTAATTGAATACATTGATACATTACCTCTTTGTTATTATTGTTGAATAAATTCTTTTATCATTGGAAATATGGTGGCTATCTCACCAGCGCATGCGTGAGCTATTTCCATGTGTTCTTTCTGTGTTCCATTTGCGCTACGTAGTTCAATATAATGCAACCATGATCTTATTGTACCGCTCATGTAAAGGCGGGAGACAGTGAGACCTTCTGGTAACACTGCCCTTGCTTGCTCCTTGGCTATACCGTTATTGATAGCCCACTGGTATGTTTCTCTAGCTTCTCTAATACAAGTTCGTTGTTTTTCATGCCATATACGATTAAGCTCTCTTTGTTCTGGTGTGTCTCCAACTTCAAATGAGTTCTGTCTGTTTCGTTCATCTTGTAGTCTAGCTTGTCTTGTTTCGAATTCCAACTCTTTAACCGGGTCAGCATATCGTTGACTAAATTCCTGAAAGGAAAAAGACCTGTGGCGAAGTATTTGTCTTGCGATATCTCTTGTGGTCTCAATTTCGACGCAGGCTGAGACCATCTCGAATGGAGACCAGTGTCTATGCTTCGCGAGGTATCTAATAAGTCGCTCTGCAGTTTCTTTATTCGACTGGTTTCCTGGATTCGATACTCTTGCACAGAATGCGATGAGATCTTGGATACTTGAATTCTCTTCTTCTCCAACATAAGGATTACTCGGTTGAGAGTGGCTTATCAATTTTACTTTCATCTTCTATCCATTGTCCAGTTTGTTCAAACTTCAATTCTTGTATTGTCTTCATCTTATGTGTACGCCTTGGATTACCACAAAGCATACATCCTGCCTTACCACAATCAAATGTATTGTGCTTTGCTAGTCTATGAGGCTGTTTAATATACTTCTCGTATTTAAACGTCTTAGCTAGCTTGTACTGCTTGTTTATATGGTTTTCTTTTTGCTGTAGCCGTTGTTGGTGCTTGGCTTTTGTTGGATCAAGTTCTTCATCTTCATTTAGTGTCTGCCCCATGTCTTGCCTCCATTGTGTGCTCCATTAGCTTCTTAGTACCACGAGACCCGATCTGCTGATCTAGTATAGTAATTGCTGACGTCATCATTGCACATGCTAGCATTCTGAGTTCATCTTCTGTGTCACATCCCATGATCATTCTATCCATGGCTGTTAGATACCTTTTAGCTTTCTTTTCTATATCTAGCATTTCTTCCAATGACTCAATTTAAGTTTAGCTTCTAAACCAGAAGCTGTATTACAATCAATGAGTAGTTTAACATCTTCTGGCTTCATACCAGATAATACAAGCTCATTAATATCTTTTGGGACTATAGATTGAGGCCATATGCAAACATTGTACCCCAGCTCTATTGATTTTTCAACGATAGAACAAATATCTTTATTCTTTGGTTCATTATCAAGAACAATAACAAATTTAGAAGGGTCATTAATAAACTGCTTCAGACCGTTCAGGTTATTAGAGGATCCCATTGCCAGAGCGTTCGGTAAAAACAGCGAGTCAATAGGTCCTTCTGTTACATAAATCTTTTGAGTTTTATCAATACTATCAAGACCAAATAGCAGCGGCTTCTCAGTGTCAACGTGTATCGTTATGTATCTCAACTTTGAATTACCAAATGCACGTCCAGTAAACCCAATCAACGATCCATCCATATCAATGAACGGTATGATTAACCTAGGCTCATCAATATCTGTAGACTCAAATTTATCGGGTATAATCGTGTTAACCCACTCTTTAAACTTGATACAGAGGAATAGCTTATGATGGTGCTTAGTTGGAATCTTTCGCGAATCAACGTACACTTTAGCTGGAGTGTTATAAGGTAAAGAAGATATCTTCTTTAGCTTTTTAAATGCTTCTTCGCGGAGGTATTTAGGGAATCTTACTCGGGAGATGTCACGTTCCCTTGCGGTTATTCCTACTTGCTGTGAAGAATATTTTTCAGCTAGTTTCTCTTTTTGATACTCATCAAAGAGGGTAGGATCAACTTCTTTTATAAAGTTAGCAAGACTCAGGGAAGCATGACAGTTATGGCAATAATACGTTACTTGATTATTCCTAGTGGTTAGGATGAACGCTCTTGCTTTTCTTTTATCTGTTTTGGAGTCTCCGCATAGAACGCAGCGGCAGTTGTAGGTCCCATCGGTCTTCCTCTTGAATAGAGGAAGCTGGGATGAGATTAGTCCGATATACTTGTAGTCAATTGGTTGCATATTGAATCCCTCTTAGTAACAAAGGGATTATATACGCTTACATCATATAAGTCAACCAATAGCGTGTGCAATTGGTCCAAAATGTGCAGCTAGGTACCCTACGACGAGGGCGCCACCAATAACCATGTAGCGCCATTTCTCAAGGATATCGATTCTCTTGTCTATAGAGTCAATACGCTGCATCATAGCCTCGTGCTGTTCCTTTTGCTCCTTACGGAGCTCTTTCATCATTTCAGAAACGTTTTTGACTTCGTGTTCCAAGATTGCTATCCTTGATTGGGTGTCGAAGAGTTCCATGGACATTTTATTTCTTCTTATCTGGAAATTCAGTGCCTTCTAACTTCTTGTGCACTTTAACTTTTTTACAGACTTTTACTGTTTTACCGTTCTTTTGCTCTTCACGACAAACTTCTTTAATCTCACCACCAGCAAAAGCTGCTTTAGTCAGTGGTGCAAATAAAAGAAAAAGAATCATCGATAATATAAATATCTCTTTTTTCATGGTCTCTCCTCAGATTTCTGGTTCCGGAGCTGGTGGTGGAGCCTTCTTACCGCCAAACCCAGCCGTGATTGCTGCAGGTGCTACTGATACTGTAGGTATATTTATACTTGTACCAAATCCACCAGCAGAAGTAGTTTCCTTAACAGGAGCTGGTGCAGGAGGTGGTGTATAAGGTTTATTTGCTGCGTCTAGTGCCTTTGCTCTTAGATCCTTATCATTACCAGCCAACATGATACCTGATAAAGTACCAGTCAAGAATGTTGCAATGGGAATGATTAACTCAAAGAACTTTTGATCAATAGGACTGATAGCGTTCAGTGGTTGAGTTACAAAGATAATAGAGTATAATACTACAAATACAATACCAGTTAATGTTAGTGCTAAGCAGATACCGATAAAGAACTTCAGTCGAGCCATCAATTGTTCTTCAGTATACATGATTTCGTTATTTTCCACAATCGCCTCCCTTTGGTGGTTGTGATAGGTTTATTGGTGTATTGCTTGGAGCAACTTCACCAGGTTTTAGTGGTCCTAGTCTTGGATCTCTTTGACCCTTGAATATATGTTCCGGACACGTTCTTGTTACATCACAAATAGGCATCTTGCAGAAGTCTTTATCCCAGTTTGTAGGATCTTGGCATGGATAACGGAATCTATCTCCGCCAAAGTAAGCAAGAGCAAGTGGAAGTGCGATCAATAGTCCTAACCACTTAAATAACTTTCTATCGCTTTTCATTTACACTCCTAACACATGCAATGCATGCTCATAGTGCTTGATACGATCTTCTAAACCAATATAGCCACCATTGATAGCTTTTGTTAGACCTTTAATGTCACCCTTATCAGCAAAACGGTTTAGATTGTTTGATTCCCAGAACCAGCAAGCAGACTGTGCTGCACCTTCAAATGTTGCCAGATATTCTGGTACATCTTCAACACTCATCTCAAGACTATCAGCAAAATTTTGATAGTTTGATTTACCGGTCAATTGGATTAGACCACGACCGCAGTAGCGATATCCATCACCACTCTTCTCATCTCCGTTACCCATACGGCTAGCGTAGATTCGGTTGGCAATAGCTTCTTGTTTATTTGGTTTAGATGCATAAGCCATAGCTAGTTCATCATTTGGAAAGTACTTACCAAACAGAGCTCTTAGCGAAGTAGCTTTGTAGTTCAAGTTTTCCTTGATCTTCATGAACTCACCAGACTCATGAGCACACTGAGCGATGAAAGCAGCAATGCGCTGCGGAGTATTGATATCGTAATCCGGTAACAGTTGAGCAAGGGCTTCGTGCCAGTGATCGATGTACGGATTCTTAGGTAGCAGCTGTTTAAGCTGTTGTTTTGTCAGTTCCATATTTCACCTTTTTTATTTTTATAGTTAGTGATGCCCCACTTATGTCCTCAACAATTGTAATGTTGATGTAGTAGGCAGGGGCCTCCTTATACACTCTTAAAGATTAACGGTCCTAAGGTGTGTATTCTGTTCTAATTTATTTATTAGTAGCCAAAATAAATGTATCAAAAAACATTTAAATTCCGTAAGTATCTTTAACTGCATTGTAATTCTGAGTTATCTCAGCACCAGATAATACTTTATTATACACACGCATCTGATAAAAAACTGGATATAGTGCGGAATTTGAGTTGTTCATATAATCCGTCGGGCCTGCACCTTCATTTAAATGCCTTGCCCCAAAATAAAACTCACTTGTCGAAAAGAGCGTTTGATTACCAATAGTATTAGTTGTTCCAACTTGTGAACCATTTAAAAATAGACTAGCTTGTGTACCATTGATAACAAAAATCCAATGTCTTATTGCATTACTTTCGGTTATAGTTACTGCGGTTTCACTATTAGGGATACCATAAGTCATCTCTGTTATAACAAGTTCTCCGTATGTAGTATTCACATATGCTAGGTATCCACGGTTAGTATCATAAAATTCATTACCCCAAACAACTCCCCAAGTTGATGTTGGATTAAATGAAGCAACCACTTCAACTGTTACAGTATTTGAAGCAATATTGTAAGGAACACTAATATAATCCGTACCTTCATAATTATTCTGATTGTTTAGTCTTATGCCACCACCATTGTTTGATACATATGATGGAGAACCTATAAGTGTTGCATTACGACTATTACCACTAGAATCAGTCCATGTAGTTCCAGATGTTGGTGCAGTTTGTAAATTGAATTGCAAACCTGAAGTTACGATTTCTGATGATCCATTAGCTGTAACACTACTAGCTCTATAGCTTCCTCTCAAAGTTTGTATAATGCCACCCATCAAGTAACTCCAGTACCGCTAACCATCCAAGTATCTGTACCGATCTTCAAAAGGGTAGTCATACTATATGAATTGAGAGTCACTGTAGACTTAGCTGTACTATTACCAGCAAGATACATTGTTACACCTGCACCGTTTGCTACTGCTACTGTACCAGTTGATTGAACCACAATTGTAATAGCTGCTCCTGTTTGGAATGCTACTGTACCGTTTGGTGGAATAGTAACCGTTTGAGTAGACGAACCTGAGTTCTGGGTGAGTATATGTTTACCTGCATCAGTCAATGCTAATGTGAATGAGGTGTTAGTAAAGTTCTGTGGTACATCTCTATAACCAATTGCAAAACCGGCTGTGTTACCAGATACGTTACCACTGACAGTTAAGTTAGCTGATAGTGTTGTATCTCCAGTTACTTGCAAAGTAGATGACACATTGGCAAAACCAGTGATAGTTGTGTTACCAGCTGCTAGAGTAGTAATGCCAGAGGCTGCTCCGGCAATTATTAAAGTAGAACCACCTTGAATAGTAGAGGTGACGTTTGCAAACCCAGTAATAGTTGTGTTACCAGCTGCTAGAGTAGTAATGCCTGATACTGCTCCACTAAATGTCCCAGTGTTAGCAATCAACACCCAACGCTGAGTTGAAGAACCAAGAGCTGTTCCTAATGTGTTAGAAGAAGGAATAACAGCACTACCACTGAATGTGACTGAGTTAGAAAATGATTGAGTGTTTGTCCAAGCATATGGAGCAGCAACACCAGTCCACGCTGTGTTTTGCACAGTGTTATCTGTAAATTTTATACTACCTGGTAATGTTATACTTCCATTTGCTTCAAGCCTTGTATAGTAACCGCCGCCTGGTGTCAGTACCATAGCACTATTTGACAATGCCAGTGTCAATGTTGTATTAGAAAAAGCTGAATTGGTAAAAACAAAGTTACCAATATTAGCTCCTTGCACGCCACTGTTAACTTCTATAGTGTATTCACTACTACTTGATATAGCACCAACAAAGGCGCTATCACCAGACTCAAGAGTTGTTGTTATTGTACCCATTAACTTACCCCGCCACTGACTTTGACAGTACCTTCTGCAATACGAGTTTTAAATCCTGCTCCAGAGGTTATAGTCACATCATAAAAATATCTTTGTAAACTTAAATTGGCAGTCTGATCTGGACTAAGTGATATCTTTATCTGGCCTGCTGCTGCATTAGTTACTGATGATGTAAAGGATATAGCTTGAGCATCTGGAGTATTGAAATCATTTTTTAGTTTAGCTGCTGTAGTATAACCAGTGAGGTTAAGAGCAGATGCTCCATCCTTAACAGTCAGCGTTACTTCAAAGCTAGCTTTTTGATTAATTACAATGTCGATTATGTTGTCGGCCGCCATTTTTATTTTCCTTATTATACGGTACCAAGGTG